GGAAAATGGAGAACCAGGTTTTATCTGGCTTGATGTTGCTCGTAATTATGGACGACTAAAGGATGCGCCAGACGGTAAGGATTATCGTGTGATGGGATTTAACCCATGTGCGGAGCAGCCATTGGAATCATACGAACTATGTACACTTGTAGAAGTGCACTTAAATCGTCATGAATCTAAGGAGGACTTCCTGCGTACCCTGAAGTTCGCATACCTTTATGGAAAGACTGTGACACTTGTTCCAACACACTGGCCACAAACAAACGGTATCATGCAACGCAATCGTCGTATTGGTACATCACTTACTGGTATTGCATCATTTGCAGATCAAAAAGGTTTGCCAATTGTTCGTGAGTGGATGGACGAAGGATACAACAAGATTCGTCATTATGATCACCAGTATTCAGAATGGCTTTGTGTTCGTGAATCAATTCGTGTAACAACAGTTAAGCCATCAGGATCAGTTTCGATTCTTTCTGGTGCAACTCCTGGAGTTCACTGGGGGCCTGGAGGGAACTTCTTCCTTCGTGCAGTTCGATTTGGAAACACAGATCCAATGATGCACCTGTTCAAAGCAGCAGGGTACACAATCGAAGATGACGTAGTATCAGCAAACACATCAGTTGTATACTTCCCAATCAAGTCAGGTCATCCACGATCTGAAAAGGATGTTACATTATTTGAGAAGATTGCTCTTGCTGCAACTGCTCAGAAGTACTGGTCTGACAATGGTGTTTCTGTAACACTTTCATTTGACAAAGAAACAGAGTCAAAGCATGTTGTGCCAGCACTCCATATGTACGAGGGACAACTAAAAGCAGTCTCATTCCTGCCAATGGGAAATCACACATATCCGCAACAGCCATATACTCAGATTACTGAAGAGCAATATGAGTCATATATCGGCAAGTTAAAGCACATTGATTTTGCTGCAATTTATGACGGTGTAGATAATCTTGAGGCTCAGGGCGAAGCATATTGCACAACAGACTACTGCGAAATAAAAATAAACAAGTAGTCTTCTGTGGTAAAATAGACTTATAATGTCTAGTTCATCAAACCTATATGCAGAAAAGGTGTTTTCAGAACATCCAATTGCTTTGTGGGCTCTTGATGATAAAGCGGACTACCTTTCTTTAATTACAGAAAGCCAAAGGTCTTCTGCAAACTGGGAATCACCAGTTAGGGCTGGATCAATAACTGGGGCTGTAGCAGAACAGGTATTTTTAAAAACCTCTCCATTTCCAAATAGCGTAACAAATATTCTTAATGCAAGAATTGGTAATGAAGCCTTTAGTGAGATCGTGTGTGTAACTGATAACATTATTAATTTTTCTGAAATGAATCAAGACCTAAAAACATTTTCTATTGGGTCATATTTTTATTCAGACACAGCAGCAATTTCTGGAATTCAGATTGGCTATGAATATGATGACACATCTTCTGGCAAAACTATTCAGCACCTAAAAACTTTTGAATCTCCAGTTAGTAGAGAGTGGAGTTTTATTTCAGAAACTTTTGATGTGCCAAATCAAAACACATTTATCAGAATTGTAATTAAGATAAACTATTTCTTTACTGATGATTTTGAAAATGAGTACAACTTTAGCCTTAATGGTTTGAGTCTTGGACAGTGGTCAGAAGAATTTAACTCTACATCCTTGGGTGTTTTAAAAGTGCCAGTGCCTATTTTGCCAGGTAAATATGGAGTAGTAGCAGACTCTTATGGACTAACAAGTGACTATGGATACTACATTATAAACAATGGATCTCTTGTTGCTAAGAATACTGGAATCCCCTTAGTATACGGAGCAAGCGGAATAACAAAACTTATTGAAAACAATGGGGAGCCATGCTTGGTAATACCAGCAAAAGGATTTCTACATGAGAGTGGAAAATACAAAGACTACACTTTTGAGATGTGGTTAAGAGTAACTAGCGACTCTGCTGTACCAAGAAAGATTTTAGGAAAGCCCGATTCTGATGACGGTCTATGGGTTGATGGAACATCTTTTATTTTAAAAATTAATAATAACATTGCTACACATTATGTTGGAGAATGGGGAAAGCCCATGCTAATAGATATTGTGTATGGATCAAAGGGGTCAAGTCTTCTGATCAATGGAGAAGAGGTTTGTTCTGTAGCATTTGATGCTTATGAACTATCCTTCCCACAATCTGGGGACGATGAAGTTTTATGTTTTTATTCTTATGAAGATGTGTCTCCAATAGAAATTGATGCAGTTGCAATATATTCATACAAGGTTCCATCTGTAGTAGCAAAGAGAAGATTCATTTATGGCCAAGGAGTAGACTTTCCAGAAAACATAAATACATCATACAGCGGTTCCTCTGTTTTTATCGATTACAATTATGCAGACTACACAAACAATTATACATATCCAGACTTAGGTAAATGGAATCAGGGAGTGCTCAACAACCTAATAGTTAAAAACAATAAACTATCTGTCCCAGACTACAAGGTTCCAGAACTTGTTATAAAAAATTCAACAGCAAAATCTTTGACTGATATAGTTTTCTCTACTGAATTTCAAACTGAAGAAAATAACTTCTTTACACTTAAACCATCAAACTCTTGGTCCAATAATGGGTATTTAAAATTTGATGGATTTAATATTTTACAAGAAGACTTAAAAGCATTTTACATTATTATAAAGCCAACAGTGCTTCCAACTACAGACGAAACAATTCTTCATATTGAGCAAGAAAATACTTCAAACTATTTTTCAATTATTATGAATGGATCAAATATAAACTACAACGTATTTTACAATGGAGAACTAGAAACTATCTACTCTCTACAAGATGTTCAGGTTGGAGAATCCTTTACACTAGGAATGGACATAGAAAAATTTGCAGACTTTTTTGGTAGAAACACTTTATCATTTTTTGGCAATAGATCTTCATTAAAACTATATCTTGGTGGAACAAAAGATTTTGCAAAGAGTTTTCATGGAAAGATATATAGACTAGGACTTTGTAATGCAGCAAACCTTGAATCAATAAAGACACTGTTTAATTCAAAAGGGGCTTTCTTAGGGTATGAAGATGTTTTTGATTTATACTACTCAGGTTTAGATATTGACGCTGGAGAATACACTGGGACAGATCCCAATTTTTGGCAATACGTTATGGACGGTGGATCTCCAACGCAATACCCAGAATATAAAATGCTAAACCATATAGCAAGTTATACCTTGATTGTTAAGAAATACTTTGGCAACTATTACTTTGATATCGCAGTTAAATCATCTTGGAAAGACTATCTGCCCCTATCCTATTTGTCTGAATATGTTAAAGATGCAAATAATGAAGACTATTACGATCTAGATTTTATTCAGTTTAATATTGACTATCCAGCACCTTCTAGATATCTGGAGGTTCCAGCAGTACCAGTGTCTTGGAAATATGGTGTTCCAACTGTCGTAAACCCTGGACAAAGTAATGAAGAAATTATTCCATCTCTTTATGGAGAGTATTCTTATCCAATACAGCGAAATTACGACGCACTAGGTAACCAACTTTTTACTGGATACAATGATTATGAAGATTTAAAAAACAAGGTCTCTAAAACTTATAAGTTTGATACATCTTCTTCATACGTAAAATCCTACATAAACTTTGAGTATGTTTCTTCTGGTATAAATACTTCAGATTTGTACTTTACAAAGTTTGTTCCTGCATCAACTGATGGGGTTGTATCTCCAGCATCAGATTGGCTAAGAACAAAGTATGAGGTTGTAGATAGTATGGTTATTTATCCACCACAGGAAGACACTTCAAAGATTGCAATGGTGACAAGGCTAGAGTTTGAGATTGACGGAATCTTAACACACGATGTTAAAATAAAAACTTTAGAATATTCTTCGCAAGCATTTAACGATACATCTCCAAACCCAGTTGGTACAAGATTTGGAACATCCATTTACCCATATAGAAAATCAGGATACTATTATAATTACAAAGCAAAAAATCCTTTCTCAATATACAAGAAGAGCAGCCCTTACTTATTCCTAACTCGAAATAGTGGAATTACACTTAAGGGAACATTTAACTCAGCAGTAAACCGTGGACTATCTATTCCAATTAATCAAGGTCTTTCAGATAAGTATAGCGTTATAGCAATGCAATCAGCAGTTCGTTTTGATCAAGACTTTTTCCCATATAGCCCAACACCAATATTTGAAGTAGAGTCTAAAGATCAGTATCTTAAGTTCTTTATTGTTGCAAACAGTTCAGATGGCAAGCGAGGAACTATCTATGCCATCAATGCAAAGACTGGACAATATGAAAATGGTATTTTATTTTATCTTAATGGCAAGGTGGTAAAGGATCCAGTACTGACTGTAAAAGAATGGGCTTTCTTAGGAATATCCTTCTCAAGAATATTAAACTTTAATAACACTTCTGGAGCGATAAGAATTACAGGACCTCTGACATTTAATGTTATATCATATTATCAATCAACAAGCCTACAAGAGATTCAGCAAACATCTTTTAGAAAGTGGTTCAGAGTTAAGTATGCTGGATCAGATACCCTTGATTGGGACTTCTGGACACCAGCCTATCGCTGGGGGGGTATGCTAGTCTTGTCAACCAAGAGTTTTTATGGGGTAGATCCAGACACAATCTACAAGAGTTATACTGGAACTAATAAGATAATCATTGATACAGATAAAAAGGTTACCCTAAAAGGCTATGAATATAATTTTTATCAGGCAATCGGCTGGCAACAAAGCACCGCCACACCAGTATAATATGGTATACTTATGGTTATGAATATCGAAAATCCAAAGAAAAAGCGTAAGGCTCTTCCAAAAATGAAGGGTCAAGTAGGTGAATCCCGTGCAAAGATTATTGAAAAGCATTATGAATGGGGTCTATATGTTTATAAAAAGTCTAATGGAAAATGGTTTACAGACGGAACTGGCTCTGTTTTAAACATTGAATCCATGCGTGGCGACATCATGCAGATATCCAAACTAAAAGAAGCAGCAAAATATTACGGGGATGAAGGAGATGGCGAATGCATCTTCGTACCAGGATTAACTAGGATCTCAGAAGAAGAATATTCAGAACAAAAGCAAAGACTAGCAGAAGGACTGATTCCTTCAATGAACGACCTTGGAGCAGTACAGGCAGCCAAGGACACTATCGCAAAGTATGGAAGTGATGACTAATGTCAGACCACGAATATAGAATTCCAGCAAGAATTGATGAACTTGCACCAGCAGATGATACTTTTGCTAAGCAAGATCCATTCAATAAGTCTTGGGACGATCTCAAAGTTTTTGAGGGATTAGAAAATAACTTTAAGCGTAGAGCAAACAGAATATCAAAGACAGAAGTAACACAGGGATACATTGACTCATCTAGAGCAGAGAGCACTGGTATTAATGGTGCAAGATCAAAAGAGATCAACCCAGGAACAGTATATCGAAATGGCTACGGACTATTTGATGTTATCACTCCACCATGGAATCTATATGAATTAGCAAGTTACTATGACACATCATTTGCTAACCATGCAGCCATTGATGCTAAGGTCGAAAATATTGTTGGCCTTGGGTATGACTTTGAGGTATCTGCAAGAACGATGTTGAAGTTAGAATCATCTTCAGATAATGATGCAATTGGTAGAGCAAGAAAAAGAATTGAAAGAGCAAAGATTGAAGTTAGAGACTGGTTAGAGTCTTTAAACACAGAAGATTCTTTTACATCTACAATGGAAAAAATCTATACAGATCTTCAGTCTACTGGAAACGCATACCTAGAAGTTGGAAGAACTATTAAGGGAGAGATTGGTTACGTCGGCCACATCCCATCAACAACAATTAGAATAAGAAGACTGCGTGATGGTTTTGTTCAAGTAATTGGAAACAAGGTTATTTATTTCCGTAACTTCGGAGCAACAAACCCTAACCCACTTGGAACTGATCCAAGACCAAACGAGATTATTCACTTTAAGTCATACTCTCCGCTAAACACTTTCTACGGAGTACCTGACATTCTTGCAGCGATAAACTCTCTTTATGGTGACGCACTTGCATCACAATATAATATTGATTTCTTTAGCAACAAGGCTGTTCCAAGATATGTTGTAACTCTTAAGGGTGCAAAGTTATCTTCAGAGGCAGAAGACAAGATGTTTAGATTCTTGCAGACAGGCCTAAAGGGACAAAACCACAGAACTCTTTACATCCCATTGCCAGGAGATTCAGATGGTAATAAAGTTGAGTTTAAGATGGAGCCAATTGAGAATGGAATTCAAGAAGGCTCATTTAAAGAATATCGTAAACAAAATCGTGATGACATTTTAGTTGCTCACCAGGTTCCACTTTCTAAACTTGGCGGGGGAGATTCATCAAACATTGCAGCAGCATTAGCACAAGACAGAACATTTAAAGAGCAGGTATCAAGACCAGCACAAGATAAGTTGAACAAGATGATCAACAAGATCATTCGTGAAAAGACAGATATCTTAGATTTCAAGTTCAACGAACTTACACTGACAGATGAAATTGCTCAGTCTCAGATTATTGAAAGATACATCAAGTCTCAGGTCATGCTTCCTAATGAAGCAAGAACAATCTTGGGAATGCCACAACGAGAAGGTGGAGATGAGATTTTTTCAGCAAAGCCAGAGCAAGAAAACAATCCAGCAGAACGCCAGCGGGATACAGAAAGAGTTAATAATCAGTCAGATGGTTCTGCAACCGTCTCTGGAAGGAATCCAAAAGGCGAAGGGCGATCATCTCAATAATTGAGATATGCTTAAAAAGGGGCATATAATATATACTACCATGACTATCTCTAAAGCAAATTGGAATTCCGAAGGTGACAACATAAGATTTTCTCTGCCTTTCAGTAAGGTAGATAAAGAGCGTCGTACCGTATCTGGTTTTGCATCCCTTGACAACCTAGACAAGCAGATGGACATTGTTACAGCAGATGCATCAATGGAAGCGTTTGCAAAGTTTCGTGGGAACATTAGAGAAATGCACCAACCATTAGCAGTTGGTAAGATGGTTAATTTTAAAGCAGAGAAGTACTTTGATCCAGAATCAAAGAAGTTTTATAATGGAGTATATGTATCTGCATATGTTTCAAAGGGCGCACAGGATACTTGGGAAAAAGTTCTAGATGGAACTCTTACAGGTTTTTCTATTGGCGGAAGAATGAACAAGTGGGATGACGGTTACGATGAGAAGTCAGATACACAAATTAGAATTATTAAGGAATATGATTTAGTTGAGTTGAGTCTTGTAGATTCCCCAGCAAATCAGTTTGCAAATATTATGTCCGTAGAAAAAGTTGATGGTGTAAGTATGGTTAAAGGTGACAACACAATAATTGAAAATGTTTTTTGGGATACAGAGTCTGGAATTGTTACTGTATCAGAAAATGAATCCGAGAATAGCCCAATCTCAGGAGAGCCAATGAAAAATATAGGGTTCGTTGAAAAAACGGATAGTGAAAAAACAACAATGATAAAATTCTTAGTTGATAGTGCTAAAGGCATTAATACTTCTAAGATTAACAAGGAGGTACAACCTATGACAGAAAACACAGAAGCAGTTGCAGAAGTTATTGAAACAGAAGCA